GCTAACGAAAAAGAGGAGGAGCTGGTTGGACTTGACACTACTATTGATTGGAAAAATACTGGTGACAACAGCTACGATGGTGAAAAGCTCAACCTTTTAGTTCACGATGAAAGTGGTAAATGGGAAAGGCCTGACAATATACTAAACAACTGGCGAGTAACGAAAACTTGCTTAAGGTTAGGTAGTAAGATTATAGGTAAGTGTATGATGGGATCAACATCAAATGCTTTAGATAAAGGTGGTGATAACTTTAAAAAGTTGTACCACAATAGTGATGTAACTAAAAGAAATAGAAATGGTCAAACACGCTCTGGTTTATATGCTTTGTTTATCCCAATGGAATGGAACTTTGAAGGTTTTATTGATGAGTTTGGACGACCCGTATTTGATACCCCATCACGAGACGTTGTTGGACCTGACGGAGAACTAATTGACGTAGGTGTTGTATCGCACTGGGAGAATGAGGTAGAAGGATTAAAGTCTGATCACGACGCGCTTAATGAATTTTATCGACAGTTCCCACGAACTGAAGAGCACGCGTTTAGAGATGAAACAAAAAATAGTATATTTAACCTAGTTAAATTGTACGAACAAATAGATTATAACGAAGGCCTTGGAAGCTCCGCTGTATTAAACACTGGGAACTTTCAATGGGTTAACGGAATTAAAGATACGGCTGTAACTTTTTTACCAAATCCGAATGGTCGATTTAAGTTAAGCTGGGCGCCAGCGCCTAACTTACAGAATAGAGTAATAGTGAAGAACGGGGTAAGATACCCAGGTAACGAGCACATGGGTGCTTTTGGTTGTGACAGTTACGACATTAGCGGCACTGTTGACGGAAGAGGATCTAACGGATCTCTCCATGGGTTAACCAAGTTTAGTATGGAAGACGCCCCAGCTAACACGTTCTTCTTAGAGTATATAGCAAGACCACAAACCGCAGAGATGTTTTTTGAAGACGTGTTAATGGCATTAGTGTTTTACGGTATGCCGTTGCTAGCAGAGAACAACAAGCCTAGATTACTGTATTATTTAAGAAGAAGAGGATACAGGGGATTTAGTATGAATAGACCAGATAAGATTTGGAATAAACTATCTGTTGCTGAAAAAGAGGTTGGTGGAATACCAAACTCTAGTGAAGATATAAAACAAGCTCACGCGGCGGCTATCGAAATGCATATCAACGATCACGTTGGTTTAATGGAGGACGGCAGCTACGGGACAATGTATTTTAATGAAACCCTGAACGATTGGGCTAAGTTTGACATAAACAAAAGAACAAAGCACGATGCTTCGATTAGTAGCGGATTAGCAATAATGGCCTGTAATAGACACCTGTATAGACCTAACGCAGATAAGAAAAGAGTACCTTTAAACGTTAATGTTTCTAGATATTCAAACGATGGAATTAACTCAAAAATAATTAAACAATAACTATGGCTGATGCTGTTATAAACAACTTTCCAACACAGGTAGTACCTGACGCGGAAAAAATTAGTTATGAATACGGTTTGAAAATTGCTAAAGCAATTGAAGAAGAGTGGTTTTCCCACTCTCACGAAGGACAAACTAGAGGTACTGCTAGATATTCAACTAATCAAACTGACTTTCACAGACTAAGACTCTACGCTAGAGGAGAGCAGTCTGTTAAAAAATACAAAGACGAGTTAGCTATAAACGGTGACTTAAGCTACTTAAACTTAGACTGGAAGCCCGTGCCTATTGTACCTAAGTTTGTGGATATAGTTGTTAACGGTATGTCTGAAAGAAATTACGAGATACAAGCGTTTTCACAAGACCCGTATGGAGTAGCCAAAAGAACTGAGTACATGGAAAGCGTACTTAGAGATATGAAGGCTAAAGAGTTTGACGCGGCGGCTAAGACTAATTTCAATATGGATTTATCTGAGAATGATCCTGAGACTTTGCCAGAAACTGAGCAAGAACTAGAATTACACATGCAGCTTTCATATAAGCAAGCTACAGAGATAGCTAACGAGCAAGCTATAAACGTTTTACTAGAAGGAAACAACTATGACCTTATTAGAAAGAGACTATATTACGATTTAACAGTACTTGGTATTGGCGTTGTGAAAACAGGGTTTAACACTTCTGAAGGTGTTACTGTAGACTACGTAGACCCTGCTAATATTGTTTACTCATACACAAACTCTCCGTATTTTGACGACGTCTACTACGTTGGAGAAGTTAAGTCTATACCTATAAATGAGTTGGTGAAACAATTCCCGCACTTAAGCAATGAAGACTTAGAAGAAATACAACAAACAGCTAGTGCGCAGTCGCACAGGTATAATAACTATAGAAGAAAAAACGACCACAATCAGATTGATGTTTTGTACTTTAATTATAAGACATTTATGAATGAGGTTTATAAGTTAAAAGAAACATCCACGGGTGGAGAGAAAGCTATAGAAAAAGATGATCAATTCAATCCACCTACTGATATGGTCGGAGGATATGCAAAGCTTTCTACGCAAGTAGAGGTGTTGTTTGAAGGGGCTTTAATACTAGGTAGTGACAAGCTTATAAAGTGGAATCTCGCTGAAAACATGATGAGAACTAAAAGTGACTATACTAAGGTTAAGATGAACTACAGTATAGTTGCGCCGAGAATGTATCAAGGTAGAATAGAAAGTATTGTTAGTCGTATAACTGGTTTTGCAGATATGATACAGCTAACACACTTGAAGCTACAGCAGGTGATGTCACGTATGGTTCCTGATGGGGTTTATTTAGACGCAGACGGCTTAGCGGAGGTTGACCTTGGTAACGGAACAAACTACAACCCGCAAGAAGCTTTAAACATGTTCTTCCAAACTGGTAGTATTATAGGTAGATCTTTCACGGGTGATGGTGATCCAAACCCAGGTAAAGTTCCTATACAAGAAATATCTAATGGAGCTGGAGCAGGTAACAAGATGCAAACGTTGATAGCAAATTACAACTACTATTTACAGATGATTCGAGATGTCACTGGACTTAACGAAGCTAGAGATGGTAGCACTCCAGATAGAAATGCTTTGGTTGGCGTTCAAAAGCTAGCCGCGGCTAATAGCAACACAGCAACAAGGCATGTACTTCAAGGAGGGCTTTTTATAACTAAAGACGTTGCCGAGCAAATATCGCTTAGAGTATCTGACATTATAGAGTATTCTCCTACAAAGCAAGCTTTTCTACAGCAGATAGGTACGCACAACGTGGCTACGCTAGAGGAAATGTCTGAACTGCATTTATACGATTTCGGCATATTCCTAGAGCTAGAACCGGACGAAGAAGAAAAACAACTACTTGAGCAAAACATACAGATGGCTTTGGCTCAAAAGATTATAAAGCTTTCTGATGCTATAGATATTAGAAACACTAGAAACATTAAACTTGCCAACGAGCTTCTTAAAATAAAAGAGAAGAAAAAAATGCAAGAAGAGCAGATGATGCAACAGCAAAACATTCAAGCTCAACAACAAGCACAGCAGCAGACAGCTCAAGCCCAAGCGCAGGCTGAGACACAGAAACAACAAGCCTTAACTCAGAGTCAGATACAGCTAGAGCAAGCTAAAGCAGAGTTTAAAGCTAAAAACTTAGACCACGAAGCTCAAACAAAAATGAAGCTTATGGAGTTCGAGTTTCAGTTAACCATGCAAAAGAATGCTGTCGAAAACAAATACAAAGAAGACAGAGCGGATAATAGAGAGGAGATAAAAGGAGAGAACGCACAAAAAGCAGCAAGTAAAAAATTCGAGTCAGCAGGTAATGATGAATTAGGGACTGGCTTGAATATGAATCAGTTTTAATTATTATATTTTATATTATGGAAGAAGAAAAAAATGAAACGGTAGAGCAAAACATTGAACAACCGCAAGAGCCGCAGGTTGAACAGCCGGTGGTAGACAACGAGGTAGAACCTCTTAAGGTAAAAATGAAGCAATTAATTTCCCAAGAAATGGATGATGTTGCTAAGGTGGATTTAAGTACACCTGTTGAAGAGGTTAAGGAAGAAACCGTAGGGGAAGTTGCTGTAGCTCCACCAGTTGAAGAGGTAGAAGAAGTAGCTAAAGAAGTAGTTGAAGAGCCAAAAGAAGAAGAGCCTATTCAAATGCTAGAAGAACAACCTGAGCCAGAAGCGAAGGTAGAACTACCTCCAGGCGTAGACAAGTTAATGAAGTTTATGGCTGAGACTGACGGTACTATAGAAGACTACGTTAAGTTAAACAGAGATGTTAACGAAATGGATAATCTAACAGTGCTAGAAGAATACTACAAAGATACTAAGTCTCATCTAGACAGTGAGGAAATAAAGTTTTTATTAGACGAAAAGTTTTCTTATGATGAAGAGGTAGATGAAGAAAAAGATATTAAAAGAAAGAAAATAGCCCTCAAAGAGCAAGTTGCCGAGGCTAAAGCCCACTTAGACAGGCAAAAGTCTAAATATTACGAAGAAGTTAAAGCTAATAGAGCTCTGAATCCAGAAGCTGAAAAGGCTGTAGACTTCTTCAACAGATATACTGAGGAATCGAAAGCTAACAAAGCAAGGTTCGAGCAGGTAAACAATGTCTTCAAGCAAAAGACTGATGAAGTTTTTAACGACAAGTTCGAAGGTTTCGAGTTTAACGTTGGGAAAAGCAATCTGAAGTTTAATGTAAAAGACAAGCATAACATTAAGTCAGACCAAAGTGATATTAACAACTTCGTGAAAAAGTTTTTGAATGAAGATGGAACGATGGGAGACGCTAAAAGTTATCATAAATCTTTGTTTACTGCTATGAATCCTGATACTGTTGCTAGTCACTTCTACGAACAAGGTAAAGCTGACGCTTTGAAAAGTTCTATTGAGAAAGCTAAAAATGTCAACATGACGCCAAGGCAAATCAATAGTGAAGTTCAAGTCGGAGGTATTAAATACAAGGTTTTAGATGCTGATACAAAAGTAGATTTTAAGGTTAAAAAACGAAAATAATTTATTAACCCATTTAAAACAAATTAAAAATGGCAATTAATCCTGGAACTAATTTGAACAGCGTAGGTGCTCCTTTGAAGCAAACGCTTAGTACAAATTACATTGATTTTACGGATAGTAATGTCGCTGGATGGGCTCAGCAATATTTACCAGACCTTATGGAAGGTGAAGCTGAAGTATTCGGTAACAGAACTATCTCAGGTTTCTTGGCTCAAGTAGGAGCAGAAGAAGCTATGGCTTCTGATCAAGTTATTTGGTCAGAGCAAGGAAGACTACACTTAGCATACAATGCTACTGTAGCAGATATTAATGACATCACTGGTGGTGGTGGTGATGCTGGTGGTGGTATCTTAACTATCGGCAACGATATTGACGGAAACACAGCTGGTGCTAATCACGCTATCCGTGTTAACGACACTGTGCTTATTGCTCAGTCTACTGGTATCGTACGAGCTTTAGTAGAGTCTGTATCAGGCGCTACTGTTGACGTTATGCCTTACGGATACGCAACCTTACAAGACGCTGGTATTACAGCTGCAGCTTGTAAAGTATTGGTATATGGATCTGAGTTTGGTAAAGGTACTGATGGAAGGTCGGATGCTGCTACTCCACAGTTCAAGACTTTCACTAACAAACCAATCATCTTAAAAGATTACTACGAGATCTCTGGATCTGATGTATCTCAAGTAGGTTGGGTTGAAGTTACTGGTGAAGACGGACAAAACGGATACTACTGGTATTTAAAAGCTGAAGGTGATGTACGTTCAAGATTCTCTGACTACTGCGAAATGGCAATGTTAGAGTCTGTTAAACCAGTTGCTGGATCTATTATTGATAACACAGCTACTGTGGGTATTAATGGTGGTGTTACTGGTGGTCCTGGCCCAACTTTAACTGGTGTCAACTATGGTACTGAAGGTTTATTCGCTGCTGTTGAAGACCGTGGTAATGTTACTACTGGTGTTAACGGTATCAACGCTGCTACTGACTTAGCAGAGTTTGATGCTATTTTAGCAGAGTTTGATAACCAAGGTGCTATTGAAGAAAACATGATGTTTGTAAATAGAGCTACGTCTCTAGCTATCGATGACATGCTAGCTTCAATGAATTCTTACGGTGCTGGTGGTACATCTTACGGTGTATTCAACAACTCTGAAGATATGGCGTTGAACTTAGGCTTCTCTGGTTTCCGTAGAGGATCTTACGACTTTTATAAGTCTGACTTCCGTTACTTAAACGACAAAGCTACTCGTAAGACTATCAACGATGAATATGCTGCTGGAGCAATCCGTGGTATGATTATCCCTGCTGGTGTATCGAGTGTTTATGATCAGTCCTTAGGTAGAAACCTAAAGCGTCCGTTCTTACACGTTCGTTATAGAGCTTCTCAAATGGAAGATCGTAAGATGAAGTCTTGGATCACTGGATCTGTTGGTGGAAACATCACTTCTGATTTAGATGCAATGCAAGTAAACTATCTATCTGAAAGATGTTTGATTACTCAAGGTGCTAACAAC